CTACTATTAATTCTTATTGGTTCTACACCAAATAACTTACTGATAACATCTTTATCTTCTTGTTTCATTCCACCTACATTTTCAAATAAAAAGTATTTAGGTTGTGCTTCCTGGAACACCCTTAAATATTCAAAAAATAATGATGATTTTTGTCCAGCTAATCCTTGTCTATTTTTCATAGCTGCTGATAAGTCTTGACATGGTGAACCACCTATCAATAAATCAATACCTTTAAACTTATTTCCGTCACATTGAAATACATCTGAATAGTAATGTGAATTAGGATAATTTGCTTTAGAAACTAATTTTGCTCTTTCGTCTATTTCATAAGCATGATATTCACAATCAATACCAAGCTTATCTAATGCTATGCGTCCACATGATATTCCATCAAACAATGATAATACTTTCATTAGTAATCCCATCCCCAACCCATAGTCTGACCCCATACCTCTATCTGTTGTTGGTATTCTGTCATCTCACTTGTGGTTAGTTTAGTTGTTGACTTTATAAGTTCTACAGGCATGCCTGCAATTTCTGTTTGGTATCGTAAGAATTTATATCCCATGAGTTCATGTATTTTATCTTTCTCAATACCTAAATGGTTTCCTATGCTTGAATACAGTTCCCATAACCTTTCGTTCTGTTCAAGACTACGGTTAAGTTTAGCATCTGTTACTGTTACTCTCCATCTATGAGTAAAGTCAAGTGCTTTTAACTTCTCCACTAGCATTGGCAAGTTGTCTTTTGTTAGCGACCACTTTATCATCTCTCCATCCTTTCGTTTTAAATACTTGTCCGTCTTTAGAGGTTGCTTTATATTCTATATCATTTCCAAACAATTTCTTACATTCTTTTATAAAATCATTTATGGTCATTTAGGTGGGCTCTCCTGGTAAGTTAATGATTTAGGATTATACCAAAAATTAAAGCTCCCTTCAAACTGGGCGTTCCTTTGTTTTTGGACTATACATTTTGCATCAGGAATTATACGCAAATCTTCTTCAGATGTTTTACCTTCCTCCCTAAGTCTCTCTTTAGTTCTGTTCCGCCAAATACATAATATCGCATCTGCGAGGTTACGAATGTGGCTGCTGCCCATGATGCTTGTTGCATCAGGGATATCTTCTTCTGATTTTAATTTTCTTGTATGTGCCACTAAAAAAACGGTAATGTTTAAATCTCGACATATCGTACATAGCCTATCTACAAATAATTTTTGGTTCTCTAACGACTCCTCACTAATATCACTCATTTTCATTAGGCTGTCTATTATAAACACTTCGCATTGGAGGACGTGTTTTCCGTAGTGCAGCGTACTGAACATATCTTGAGATGTTGTAACTCCCAACTGGTCGTAAATAAATAATTTATCTTTAGCCCGATTAACCCACGCAGAAATATACTCAGGTGTAGGTTCTGGTGAACCTAATGTCTGAATTAACATGCGACTAAGAGTGAGAACAGGTTTCATCTCAAGACTCGCAATCAAGCATTTTGTGTCTTGTTTCATTAGAGATAATACAACTTGAGATAGCCACATAGATTTGCCATGTCCGCTGGGTCCGGTTGCCAAAATTAATTCCCCTTGACGAACTCTAAATTTTTCTTCAGTCTTTATCCAACCCAATGACCTACCAGCAAAAATATCTTCTGTAAAGTATTTATGCAAGTCAGACTCAAATACATCACTTGACTTTACTTTGAATTCTGCATGAGCATATCCATCATTGTAAAACTCTTGAACCGTTGCTTGGCTTACTGTGAGATTATCAATGACTTCACCTAAATTCATATTCCACCTTCCCAAACTTTACGAACTTGTTGCACGTCACCATCATTCCATCTCTCCTGGTTAAGTAGCGTTAATGGAGCTGGTGAGAATCCATCCTTCCATGATTGAGTATCTTTCATTTTGTTTACATACCCTATCACTTCATCTGCTATAGCGTCAATGTTTTTGTTAGCCCACCTTTCCATACATGTTTTCTTATTGACCTTACGAACATTAGGATAGCTTTCCCAAAATTCTTCAAACCTGTTGGTCGTTTTAACGACATATATATCTTCTCTTATCTTCTCTTCTCTTCTCTTCTCTATCCTAACAGGCTCGTAGTTTTCGACTAGCAGTCCTCTAGTAAATAGTTCTTTTGTTATTTTATCAACAAAATCAATAGGATAATGAAGTCTAAAAGCTATTTCAAACAGGTCTGGTAACACACCATCACTTTCAGAACCAAGACACCATAACTCTACTAAAACAGCTTTTTGTTCAAAAGATAGCTTATGTATATCTATGTTATTTATGTAATCCGTACCATAAAATTTAAACCACGTCATCTTTTTTTGATAACGTGGGTTCTTAGGATTATAGAGATTAAACTTCTCCCAGTTCTTAATTTTATACATCTGTATCTTCCAATCCAATATTAATTGATTCAAATATTAAATCATAAATATCTCTTGGCAATGAAAATCCATCAGATGTTGGAATTAAACTAGCTTGTAATAGTGCTTCAATTCTAACTAACGCGTCTCTTTCTCTCATATTGCTCTCCATAAAGTTAATAATGCCAAAAAACATTAACATAACTAATTCTAGTTGTAAACTATTTATTTGTTAGAAAATGCTTGACAAGTGTTTTTTTGCCATTAAGATAGGCATTGTAGTAATTAACCAGGAGAGAAACATGAGTGTAAAAACAATGATAGTAGTAGCAGTAGCATTTTGGGCTTATGTATGGCTTTGCTTACAAATCATGGGTAAGTTAGCAGGTGCAATATGAATAAATACCTATGGCTATTCCTTTTTGTATTTTGGGGGTATATAATATGGCGAATGGTTTAAGACCTGTAGCAGAAATACTAGAAGATGTTTGGAAAGAGCTAAAAGAATTTAACGATAGATTTGATAAAAGGGAGAGAGCAAATGAGTCAGCAACAACACTACGACCAAGTAATGATGGAACAACACCAACAAGACGTACTGAACACTTTAAAATTAGTAACAGGAGAGAAACAGATGAACTATAACGAACTACGTAAGATTAATGTATCAGACCACATTGAGAAAAAGAATGGTCTATCATACTTATCATGGGCTTGGGCTGTGGATACACTTCTACAGCAAGACCCAACTGCTTCATGGGGATATGGTGAACCTAAACAGTTTGGTGAAACACTTATGGTATTCTGCACAGTCCATGCGTTTGGTAAATCTATGACTTCACAATTACCTGTGCTTAACTTTAGAAACCAAGCTATCCCTAACCCTGACGCTATGGCAGTTAATACAGCTATGCAGCGTTGTTTAGCTAAAGCTATTGCATTACATGGCATTGGTCTTTACATTTATAGCGGTGAGGATATTCCAGAGTCAGAACAACCAGCTCCAAAAGCAGTATCTAGCAAGGACTTTCTATGATTGAACAACGCACAGATGAGTGGTTTCAGCAACGTCTAGGCAAGGTGACAGCATCCAGAATATCGGATGTTATCGCCAAGACTAAAACAGGTGTATCTACATCTCGTCAAAACTACCTTATTCAACTTGTATCAGAACGTCTTACAGGCAAGAAAGGCGATAGTTTTGTCAACCAGGCTATGTTAGATGGTATTGAAAGGGAAGGATTGGCTAGAGAGCTATATATGCAAACTAGAGGGGTATCTGTAACAGAGGTAGGTTTCTTTGACCACCCTGTTATTAAGAATAGTGGTGCTAGTCCTGACGGAGCTGTAAATGCAGAAGAAGATGGTAAGTATGCGGGTCTTATAGAGATTAAATGTCCTATAGAAACAACCCATACTAATACGCTTATGAGCAAGTCAGTTCCTAGTAAGTACATTCCACAGATGCAATGGCAGTTAGCTTGCACCGGTGCTAAGTGGGTAGACTTTGTAAGCTATAATCCTAACTTCCCTGAAGAACTACAGTTATTTGTATTCAGGGTTGACAGATGTAATGATACAATAGAAAACCTAGAATCTGAAGTTATTAAGTTTCTAGATGAAGTAGACCAAACAATTATTAAACTGAAGGAGTAAGTATGCAATTAGATTTAACCGTAGAAGAAGTAAACTTGGTATTGTTAGCATTATCAAAGTTACCATTTGATTCTGTAAATCAATTAATACCAAAGATACAAGAGCAAGGGCAAGAACAACTTAAAACTAAACCAGAAGAAACTAAGGAGTAATATATGGCTGAGTATAACAACACAAACACGTTTACGTTAAACAAGAATGACAAAGGTGATAATCCTAAACGACCAGACTACAGAGGAAGGTTAAATGTAGATGGTATTGAATTTACATTATCAGGTTGGGTAAGAGAAGGTGCTAATGGTAAGTTTATTAGTGGTGCTGTAGCAATGGTTGCAACGGATGAAAGACTTAAGCCTGCTGTTGAAGGTGCAGATGAGGATGTTCCTTTCTAGGAGCATCCCCATACACACTATACACACTATTTATTCATTACGTACATTGTTACTTCAAATCCAAAACGCATTTCAGTTGCTGATGGTGTTGTCCACATGGCAGTTCTCCTTTCTTCTAGATTTATAGTAGAATTATACGCTTATGTGGATTTACTAGACACAAGAAAACCATGAAAGGTCTATAATGGATATACAGTCTTTAGAAATGGATATAGTATGCTACGCTAGTGCAGCATATCACGAGGGGTCAACAAAAAATGAACGTATTGCTATTGTTAATGTTATCCGTAATCGCCTTCACTCTGGTCGTTGGGGTCATTCTGTATGTGGTGTCGTTTATTCTCATGGGCAGTTTATTGGGGTTACAGACCCTACTCACGAGCCAGTTAATGAAAAGACGTATTTGGAGACTAAACTTTTGGTACTTGATACAATTGTTTTTCATAAATTTGCAAATCCAATTGCAGATGCTATTTACTTCCATGACGACTCTATGCCGTCAAAAGCTAAATGGTACGGCAAACACAAAAAAACTAAAATAGGAAGGCTTACATTTTACTGATGAAAAAAGAACCTGTAGCATGGCTTTATGAGGAGTTTGATGTTAGGTCTGGTGACTTAAAGAAATCTTATTTATGGTCATTTCACCCTAATCAATTGTCGTATTTAAACGACTTAAAGAACACAACGCATCATATTAAGATAACACCATTATTTCTTGGTGAGCCTGTAGAGGAATATAAAGGATTATCAAGATACGATAGTAAGAAACTAACG